TACGAAGCCAAAAGAGAACTTTCGAAACCAAAGCCCGAACGGCACCCACCCTTTTTATCCGGTGAGGATCTTCTCGGATGACAAAGCAAGTCACCTACCCAAGTATCGGAGAGAAGAGAGACAAGGCCGTCGACTGGATGATTGGCGAGTTCCTGATTTGGGACACCGCCCGACGGTTTATCGACGGCTTGCAGTACGGTCGTTACAACTCACAGCAGACAACATGGGTAACGGAACCATCCGAACCCGGAGTTAGCCGAGTTACGGTTAACCTTCTTCTGCCCATTTACAATCGGTTGCAGTCCATGCTGAGCGTCGTTGTTCCCTATGTTGGGGTTCGACCGGCTAGCATGACGACTCCCGATATGATTGCCGCTAAGACCGAGGCGGCGATGATTCAGTACCTCTGGGAACAAACCAAGACCCCAGATAAAATGAGGGAAGCAAACCGATGGCTTATTGTCACCGGAAACTCCTTCCTTCACACCTTCTACAATCCCGAAACATCCAAGGTCGATGTTGAGGTGGTAGCCCCTTATGACATTCTTGTTCGGGAGGGCGTGAGTGACATCCACGATTCTGAATGGCTTATTAAGCGCTCTTACCTTTACGAGTCTGTTATCCAGAGAACTTACCCGAAAATTGATCTGTCGAAGGTAACGCCGATTAGCATTCGTGCCGGCGAAGAGCGTAACAACTTTACCTACGCTTCAAACATTGCCCTGGGTGAGGATCGCTACGAAGTCCTAGAGTGCTGGGACAGGGGTGGAAAGAAGCACCAGATTCTTATTGGTGATCAGGTAGCGTGGGAGGCAAAGAAGTACGATCCAACTGAAAAGTACCCGATTGTTCATTTTAAGTTCCACAACCTGCCCGGTCGTCTACACGGCAAGGGTGCTATTGCTCCACTGATTCAGATTCAGAAAGAGTACAACGCTCAGCGCTCCGCTATTATTACCAACATTCGACGGATGGGTAATCTTCAGTGGCTGATTCCAAACAACTCTGGCGTTGAGGAAATTACAAACGTCCCTGGGGCAATCATTAGGTTTAATGCCGCCTCGGCGGCACCTAAACAGGTTCCCCTTAACCCGCTTCCTGGCTATGTTTTAGATAACGTAAATAGAAGCCATAGCGAGATGCTCGACCTTGCAGGTATCCACGGAACATCCCTCGGAAAACGAGTGAGCGGGGTGCAGTCAGGCAAGGCTATTGAATCCCTGGTTAGCCAGGATGTTTCGCAGTTACAGGGTGTTCTTGATAGCATTGAGCAGGGTGCAATCAGACTGTCAGAGTGCATGCTAATGCTAGTAAAGAAGCATTACACAAAGGCCAGAATGATTCGCATTTTCCGTTACGACGGAACCATGTTCTTTAAGACAATTAAGAGTACAGACCTCACTGACGAACCTGACATCTTTCTGGAAACAGGGTCGTTGTTTAAAGAGCATATTAAAGAGCGTGAAGAAAGAGCGGTTCAAATGCTTCAGTTGGGTCTGCTGACACCAGAGGAAGCCAAGCGCTCTATTCGCTTCTTTGGCCAAGACTCTCAGATTCAGCAGTCGGTTCGTGGTTACAACTACGCCCTGGACCTTCTCGAAGCGGCGCTTGTTGGCGATATTGTCCAGATTATGCCGACAGATCCGCTTACTCAGATCCTTGAGGTGTTTCAGGAATACTCTACAACAGAGGACTACCGAGAACTTCCCCAGGAAATCCAAGAGAACATTAGCAGCGTGCTTATTTCGGTTATGTCTCAGGGCAACCCCCAAGTCCATGAGATGCTGCAAACTCCAATTAACCCGTTCCAAACGTTCCCTCAGTACCAGCCGCAGCAGCAACAGCCTATGGGCATGGGCGAACCAAGCGCTGAGGCAGCCCAGGGGGGCACTTCAGAGGGCGCTGCACAGCGAACAGAGGGTCAGCAGCAGGCGCAGGTTTACGAGGGCTTTAACGCTCGCACAGGAGGTGGGATGTGAGTGCTGGGTTAAAAATCTCGGAGGCTCACTCTTTATTTCGTGAGTATGTTGATGATCCCGACTTAACGTTTCTTACCAATTCCCAGGTTCAGAGATACCTTGAGTTTGGTCTGGAGCAGTGGCGGCAGCTAATTAGGCAGTTTAACCCGCATCTTTACGCTGGTATCTGCGAGTTTAGTGCAAGCACTACTACTGACAGTTCTTACACTGCACAGGTTGATGCGACAAAGCCCAGAAGGTTTTCGTTGGATCTTGGTTCTGACCAGCTTCGGTCTTCGCTAACCAATGGCAACCAAGAAGCTGTTATGGGCAAGCACGCCATTAGTGACTGGTATCATAACCCAGCAGGCCCTCCTCCTGCGGCAGGCGTCCTACAAGTGCCGCCAATTGATGTTGTTTTAGATGTGTATCGTTACGCTAATGAGCAGAAGTATCGGCTCGATCGGTACCGCCCGCTGTCAGGGGCAAAGACACAGGAACTATCTGGGTTCTCGTATACCTACTACATGGAAGGCAACGTCCTCCAGTTTAATACGACCCCACCAAACAACTTCGTCGTTGAGTATTTCCCAATGGCAAAGTTTAGGATGGTGTCTACGGATACGACAAACTTCATCGAAGACAACCTGCTTCCTCAATACCATGAGTTGGTCGTCCTGTTAGCCGCTAAGCGTTACATGATCAGGGATCAAAGTACGAACCAAGTTCTTCTTGGTGAGTTAGCTGCGCAGATGCAGTCCATGATTGATTACCTTTCCAGATCTCAGCTTCGTGGCAGTAAAGATCAAGTTTCATACACAATGCACTTTTAGGGTAAGCCATGCCGGTAAGCACGACAAAGGTAGATCTGCTTTCAAAGACCGGGATGGAGACTCGATCTGTAAGTTCCGTTCAGTGGGTAAGTAACCTTTGGAACAACAACCGCCAGGTTGCCCTGTCGGTTCGTCCTGGTTTTGGCATGAGGGTTCAAACCGACTCAACGACAATGCAAGTCGGAAAGTCCTTCAATACCAACAACCCAGATGGTGGATATGTAACACACCTTGGCAGCTTTCTTTACAGATCGCAGTTTGGTCGACGGCAAATAATCAGCTTGTTCTCATGTATTTCCAGCAGTTCAACCGCTCGCGATGTGGACATGGATGCCGTAAACACCTCTTCGGGTAAAACCACAGAAGAGTGGTACCACACCTTGCATGGTTATCATCGTTCAACAGTTGCATCTATTTATGACCTAACCACTGGTGCGTCTTGGGAGGAATTGCTTCCTTTCAAAACGGCAGAGTTTACAGAACCAAATACCATGACAACGGCATGGGGGCACTTGGAAGCCTGGAACCTGCAAGATAGCCGTGGCTTTAGGTTTACAGAGTCAGCGGTGTCTTTTAACCAAATTGGTGACTCGGTTTATATCTCAAGCCCTGACATTGGCATTTGGGTTTACCATGGAATAGACATCCCATCGCAGCGGGTAATTCAGAAACTAAATGCAGACAATCCAAACCCTAAGCAGTTTGCAGCTTCAACATACCCGGCAACGAATGCCTCCAGTGGATACTCAGAGGGTTCGGTACTCCAGCCAATAGGGGCAACCAGAGGAATCAATGGCAAAGATGTTGTATACCTATCTAAAGGCGACCTGCCTCGGCCTGTTGGGGCGGCAGAGATTAACAGTCGGGTGGCCTATGCTGCCAAAAACGCTGTTTGGTTTTCAGATACTTTTCAGCCTGGTGCTGTCATGGCTGATAATTTTATTACAATCCAATCGGACGGGAGTGCCACTGCCGTAGCCTCGTACTCTGGGAACCTGTATGTGTTTACCGAAATAGAAACACACACAGTTATAGTTTCGCCGGGCTCGGTTACAGGCTCACCTGTTCCTGGGCTTGTTGCAGCTACAAATATTATTACTTCTAAGGCTGCCGGGTGCGTGTCTCAGCGTAGCGTTATCGAGACCCCGTTTGGTGTTGTATGGGTATCAAAGTGGGGGGTTCACCTTTCTGGCAAGCCAGGGGTTGTTGAAACAATTTCAAATCCAATCTCTAACC